TTGAAACAATAAAAAAAGGAACAAAATTAATTACAAAACAATTAGGAGTTCCAACTAGGGCAACAGCCATGGAAAGCATTAAGCAAGGAAAAGGTTTTAAAAAAACTTTACTTGTTGATGTCAAAGGTTCAGACATAGGTTTGTTTGATGAAATTGGTAGCGTTTATGTTGACGATATAATTGAGGTAATAGAATCATGAGTGCATATTTAGTAGAACCACAACACATAACTGAAATCGTTAAGTGGGCATCAAACCCACAACAAGGTGGTGTCAGTTATTGTTATAACTTAATAACCAAAGAACAGATCGACTGTGATCCAAAGCAAATGGTCATGACCTTGGCACAAGCTAACATTGATAGTTTAGTAGCAAGGTACGAAGACAATCCAAATAAACATCAAAGCATTTTTCAAGATTGTTTAGACATACTTCAATATTCTACAGATGGTGCTTCTGTTAGTTTGCTTACTGGTGTAGGTAGTTGTGATCTAAAAGCAGACGACATTTACAACATGGTTAGATGTCTTGAGTATCAATCATGTGAGGTTGATAACTGGGTAGAGACAGATGCTTACTGGTTATTAAACGCAATCAGAGATATGGCAGGTTCTAAATTGTCCAAGGATGCAAAAGTAAGTTGGAGTTTTAATTCAAGGGAGGTAGCGTAATGGAAAATACAAATGTATATGAAAGAGCATTAAAACACTATGACAGTGGTTTATTTTTACAATTAGAGGGTTCTAGTGGCAGATACTTTGTATCTACTTTTATAGACAGTGGCATTTTAAAAATGTTAGATGAAGAGGGCAATACTGTTGTAGATGGATATGGCAGAAAGATTGCTCTAAAAAAAGCTGTAATTGACCATGACAGAATAAATGATTTATGGGAAACAGATTTTGAGTTTATGGAAGAAATTGAGGAGGAAGCATAATGCCAACCACAATCATGTACGATGTTTACCAATACATGCCTACTTATGGTAGGCATGGTGAAAATGTTTTTGTAGCTTCTTATCGCAACAAAGCCGATGCTACTAATCGCAAAGAAAGAGATTATAATAGAAACATAACCAGTCATGTGATTGAACGATTGGCAAATGTTGATCCTAAAAAGGTTTTATAATGTTAGATACAATTACAATCGAGTATAAACTCGAAAACGCTCCTACCAAGGAATATCCTGAAATGGTTAAAGACTTGGTAGACAGAGCCAATGATCGCAAACTTTATTTTGCTATCAATAAAAATCAAAGCATGGCGTTTAATGATACAGAAAGAGGTATCATTATTGAGGCACTATCAAAACTGGGTTTACCTTTATTAGACAAAGACAAACAAACCCAAGAAGAAAAAGTTAAATGTCGCAAGATTGAAGAAATCATACACAAACTAGCCTTTGGCAAATGAACCTACTCAAAGCAATTATTCTTGATACTGAGGATGGTGAAATCGAAGTTTCCACTCCAACTGTCAAAGCAAAATCTTTTACAGGTGCATTACGCAAGTTTAAAGGTGAAGAAGTCTTAGGAATCTTAAAAATAGAAGATGACACTTACATGGTTTTTATTGAGGAATAAAGCGTGTAAACTTCTTATGTGACAATTCATAAGTTAAATAACTATCTATTATCAATGCAATCGCATTGGTCAATCATGCACAGCACATATCAAGCAGTCGAAGAATCCCTGCCAATCTTATCTAAGTTTTCTTCAGGTGATGGTGTAGATCGTATGCAAGAAACACCACTGAAAAAACACATTACCAAGATACATCCTGACATTTACAAAGTGCCATTGTTTAGACGAAAGTTTTGCAAGATGTTAGTCGATGAAATCAAAACAATGAAATTCCAAGCTAATGAAGACGAAGATGAGCTCAGGCAAATACCTGAGATAGTGTTAAGAGATCAAGTGCCTGAGTTATATCGCAACATGTGGTTCGTGGTTCAAACAGTCCTTAACCCAATTATCTATTCTATTTGGCAACGCAATTGTTCCAACATAGGTTCAGTGCAAATAGCCAATTACAATCTAAAGGACAAACAACAAGGTGCTTGGCACCACGATGAATCAGCAGACATCAGTGTGGTAATACCACTAAACACTGGTAAGTACAAAGGTGGTGGCACTGAGTTTCATAACTATGGTGAAGTCAAACCTTTACCCACAGGTCATGCACTGATCTTCCCTAGCTTTACCCACATGCACAAAGGCTTACCTGTAGAAATGGGTGATAGATACCTATTGGTTTTTTGGTTGTATGATCGAAAACGAATGGAGTGGTTATTGGCTAATGGATCACCATAGATCGTGTAACTCAACTAACTGAGTGCCTTGCACATTGTAAGGCTTGTAATCTTTCTTGTGTTCAGCTTCCAACAAAGTATGTAGTGCTTGCTCATTCTTAGCTCTACCATACTCCAAGGCTTCCTCAGACATCGTATAAACCACATATGGATATGGATGAGCCTTTTCCTGTGCCAAGAACGAAAATCCTTCTACAGGCAATCCTAAGCTCTTACAGGCATCTACATACAAAGAAGCCTGCATATGATACCTATAAACATTAATCGCTTGTTTAAAGCCTCTAGGTGAAGCATCACGACAGGTTTTTAAATCCCAAACATGCCTACCATCGTACCAATCAAAACGAGACTTAAAATTTTGCCCATACAATTTATAACAAACAGTTAATTCAGTTTTATCGTTGACATTGCTTGGAATAAAATTTTGTACCACTCTTCGTCTGTCCATGCACACATCGTACAAGTCTTGGCTGATTACAGTTCTATTACCGACAGTTGCCATAAAGTCTTCATAGGCTTCTTTGCCTGCTTTGGTTCTACGATCTAACGCAGGTTGTATGACAAAATCATCATCAAACTTGTGGTTCTCTAAAAATACTGTGTGTTGTACTCGACCTTCCAATAGAGCAGGTGATTCAGTAAATCCTGATCTATTCTTCCATGTGTACACACATTGATCGACTTGCTTTAGGTCTGAGGCTCGATACGCAGGTATCTCATTGTATTCCTCAAAGGGTAAGTCTTCGTAAACGCCTTCTTTAAATTCCATCTTTTGATTGCTCCATTTCTTCAGGTGTTACATCCCAACAATTTAAGTTGCCTGCCACTGTTCGTCTTTCACCTTCACCCTGAAAAGGGTAAACCATGTGTTGTAGCCATGATGGAAACATCAAGAGCTTGCCAACTTCAGGTTTAATTATTCTTGCTTGTGCAGGTCGCAGTCTTTCAGGATCAATGATTTGATTGAGCCCATAAATAAAATTTAGGTACCCATCAACTGCACCTGATGAATTGTATAAATCTAAATTTTTGTTGTCTTTAATTTGTGGTGGCACCATAGTCCAAGTGGTAAAAGAAATACCCATCAATGACTGAGTACCATGATCGTGCACTGGATTATAGTCACCTGCATAAGAATGTACTGACCACAGTTGATCCATCTCTACTCGTTTAGGGTAAACACCACAACGAGTCATTTTGACAAACTGTTGGATGTACTGAACTCCTAGATTCTCCATAAGATGTGTGAATGGTTTTAATTCATCACACTTATGATCCATGGTAAGTTGTTCACCTGAATAGATTTGTCCTACTAAGATGTCACCACTAGAAGTTTTATTCTTATCAACCCTTAGATTATTAAGATGTTTGTTAAGTAGATTAACCATGTCAGGAGACAAATCGTGTTGCAACATCATGGCTGATGGCAATGGATATACTGTAAACTTAATGCCTTCTTCACTCATTGGCTAATTCCTGTAATAATAGTTTTAAATAAAATTCACTTTTTTCTAAGTCTTCTATTGCTTTACCTTTGTACTTAAACCTGTGGTTGTACTTGAGCATGTTACCTTCACAATAATGTTTAAAGTTTTTGCCTAATTGTTGTTTGATATAGGCAATAGACTCAACCCCACCTTGAGTATAGTGGGGTGGTTTGTTTACATAATCAGTGGTATCACTCATAACGAATTCTGTGGGCAACTAGGGAAAGCATCATGTTAAACAAAAAAGCTAAGTCACCCAACAGAAACTAAAATGGTATGTCTTCGTCTGTAACAGTTTTGACTGGCTCATCTTTGGCAAGATCAGCTAATCCACTCTTAGCAGGCTCAGATGTTTCAAAAGTAGAACCTGACTCTTTGGCACCTTTGAGTTCAAAACTTTCTTCGATTAGGTTTTGTTGCCATTCAGGTAAACCATCATAAATATCACACATGGCTTTGGTTTCCTCAGTGCTATCACCTGAGAACTCTTCACAGTAAACATCTAGGTCAAAGATAATCCCTGCATTGACAGTCTCAGTCTTTTTAAACTCATCAGGTTTAAAGATAGCTTTGACTCTAGCATTACCATTGGCATTGTGTTCGATCTCTAAATTAGCAGGTGCACCTATCATTTTGTCCAAGTCAAAACCATCAAGTTCTTCTTTGGTAAATGATTTGCCACGCCATGTAACTAAGTCTTTATATAAGGTAGCGTTCTCATTTAAAGATGCAGTGTAAGTTTTAGAAATGCTCATGGGTCTACCATCAGACATTTTTTGCTCAGGTATTTCCCAAGTCACACTTAATGTTTTTCTTTTCTTAGTGTTATCAGAATTTGGTTCTGCATCTCTAGGATAGGTTTCATTTCTGCTCCCTTGGTCTATAATCTTGTAACAGACACCTAGGTGTTGTCCTTCAGGTAGAGCTTCAAACTCTTTGCTATCTGATTTAATAGTTAAACTCATAATCTTTTTACTCCATTGGTTGTAATTATTTGTAAATTAGTCTAGGATTGTACAGACTTTTATAGATATAGCAACAGGGAAAACAGACATTGAAAATTAGACGACCACCTTCCAAGAATTTTGAACGACCTTTATCAGGAGATATAGAGTCA